AATGCTTGAGGGATTATTTACCAAACCTCGCGGAACTTAGGACAGCTTACCCTTTCTTAGAGCTGTATAAAGCGTATGGTAAGAGGGAGTTTTTATATCTTTGTACTGAACAAAGTAGGTTTCTGGTAGTAGACTAGGTTGTTCCTTCCCACAAAAACGTAAGTCGAGGTAAATCGTTGTACAAGGTCAGGCGGAGGTGGCAGTACAACAGCTATTTTTGCGTATATATTATATACGTTCCAACAAATTCAATGAGTTAGTCGCTTAGAATGTAATCAAGCCTTTGCTAGAGATAGTGAGGGCTTTTTTATGCCTACCATGAAATAATTCTTGACAAATTTCCTTAAGTCCAGTATAATTATGTTATAAAATTTGAAAAGGAGGTTGTTATGTACTATGATTTAAAGAAAGATGCTATGAGAGGCAACTGGTGGGTAGTAAAGCATTATGAGGGAGGCTTTCATGAGGTTATACACACACTTTCACATAAACTAACTCATTCAGAGGCTAAGATACAATTTGAGGTACTAGTACAAAAGGAGTTACAAAATGATAAAGTATAAAACAACTATAATGCAAGTAGCTATTCATAAGGAAGACTCAAATCCTGTCTTCGGTGAAGGCAATACTTATGTTGGTCTTGCTGACGAAGCTGCGGGGTCGTTTATTGTCGTAGAACAACATGATTTTAACCCACAAAAGGGCATAGTACAACTAGAATACAACGAACTTTTAGCAGTTGTAGACGCAGCTAAGATGTTGCTAGTACAGGAAGGGGTTGCAGAATGATAATTAATTTCCCTAACAATGACCCCGCTGCGGGGTTGCTGGCTCAACTTCGTAACAGGATGGTAGAACTAGACACTATTTACGATAAATTGGAAGAATCTCGTCTGCTGGTGTACCAAAATGGTAACATTCTACTTAAGCTAGAACAGTTTGCTTCTGCTGCAGAGTTAGAGTTTGATAAGTGTTTGACCGAGTATGCGGGGTTAATCGGGGGTGAGAATCTAGAAGTACAATTACTACATTATAGTCAGAATACTAAAGTAGTTCATGACGAGCAGTGTGTAACTTGGCATCTAGAGTGGATAAACAACAAAGATGAGACAGACTCATGAACTATACTGAGGAACAAACGCTAATGATGATAGCATGGTATACCGCTAATCCAACACTCGAAACAGTAAATATATTAGCGGAAAAACTAGAAAAGAGTGCTAAATCAATAATCGGAAAGCTGAGTAGAGAGGGAGTTTATGTTAGAGCAATCTATAAGAATAAAGTAGGTGAATTACCTCTCACAAAAGTAGAAATAGTCGCTACTATAGCTGATAATCTAGAGATTGATATGGAGGATTTACAAGGGTTAGATAAAAGTCCTAAAGCAGTACTTAAAACACTTGAATTAGCTACAAAACGATAGTGGGCAGTGACAATGAATTAGCCTCTACTAGCAATAGTAGGGGTATTTTTTTGTCGACTAGAGAAAGCTATCATAAGAAGATAAACTAGGGAAGACTATGCTCTCTAGAGTACAAGCAAAAAGAATCCTCCTTAATTGTCTTAAAGAAATACAGTCTTTTTCGACCAATCGCGAATTGAGCCAAATTGGGGCTCTTTTTTGGGGTTGTGAAATAGACGTAGGTGTAGCAAGTTATGATTAAAGGTCTTAGTTAGACCTCATTTTGTTTCTTAGACCTTAGTAAATTGTCTTGATAGACAATAATTGATAAGAGACTCTTTAATTGAAACGTAATATATATTTAAATTAAAATGAAAAGTAAGATAATCAGTTTAATTTAAATGCTATCAATTCTCATACCCCACGCCTGTAGGGCTTAGGGGGTGAAATAGATTGCCGCATTAATTAAAACAATTATCTTTCTAGCTAAGAAGAAGTGATGTTAAATCTTAGTTTTTGTCTATCTCTGTAAATAGAGTATTATTATATCATGGTTTTTAACACCTGTAAAGAACTATTTTGCCTTAGCATAGTAGACTTTAGTTGGTTGTAAAGTGTAGAAGATGAAGCTGGGATATAAAATCTTTTTTTGGCTGCTATATTCTCTCTAGGTCAACCTCAATAGCAACGTCATAGTCGCGTTCAAATATAATCTTATTGTAAGCATCGAGTTCTTTCTTATATCTTAGCTTCTGAGCAGGGCTATGTCGAGGGAGGGTTTCAATCTTAGTCGCTATTAGGTTGTCGAACCAGCGTACAATATCTACGGGGTCGGAAAACATATCCAACTGTTGAGGCATATTAGCCCCTAGAAAATCCTCTACTGCTTTACTCCAATACTGCCCTTTAGCATGTTTTACTCCACTATCTACTAGAAGCTTGGTGAGCTTTTTATAATTAAGACCTACCTCCAGTACCACCTCTGCTAAAGTATTGCGCTTCATTACTTTTTGGTATATATCCATCATAGTACTTCTCCTTTACTAGTAATATAAGCTCTAATTATCTCACCCTGAGTAACAGTAGGGGCTAGAGCCGTGTCAAAGGCACAGCTTAAATCCATGCTCTCAAAGATATCTATAGCATCCTCATTCTCTATAGATATAAATATAAATTGTGTAATAGGGTTAGCATCCTCGGGGTCAATAACCTCTCCCACACTCTTATACCCTGTACGTCTTATAGCTATGTCTGCTTTATTCCTATCAAAACCCTTACCTTGAGGCACTATAGTAAAGTCAGGGTGGGTGGAAGGAAGAACAATCTTATCTCGCTTGACCTCACGCCTCTCCCAAATCTGCCACACTGTTCTAATCTTATCAGCTCCTCCATCGAATATACCTAACGCTAGTATATCCTCATGTGTTAGGTGATAGTATGTATTTAGTTGATTTATAATATATGCCTTCCTAAAACTACGAGGGACTATCATCCCTATAATGTTGGCTGCCTCCGCAGCTTTATTGAAAAACTCTATAGCTCCCTGCGCTCTATAACCAAACGGGGGATTAGTTGCTACAATAATATTAGTATCTTTAGGTAGCACAACTTTTAGAAAATCCTGCTCAATCACTCCGTCATAGCGCGGCTCAAGGTCATATCCCAGCCTTTTATCTTCTGGGAACAAACTATAAAAGCTGCCCATCCCCGCACATGGCTCAAGCCATAGATCGCACTCCCTGTCAGCTAAGGTCATGAAACACTTTGCTGCTACTTCTGGTTTTGTATAAAATTGGTCTAAGCTCATGCGAACAGTCTCTTTTGGGAAAACATTGGTCGGGCGTAGTAAGACCACCCCTGTGTATTACACTCTAGTGCTTGTATCTTCTTATTGTATCTATCCATAGTAAATCGCTGTTCTTTATGGCATTCAGCAAGAATTTCTCTAACTTCTGGAGCCATAATCTCACTACCTGAAACTACTTTGAAACCAATAGTAGGGTCACTCAGAACATAGGTGAACTCATCTCTTACAAGATGTGTATTGAATTGAAAACCACTGCGTGTCTTAGATGCCTTTACCTCAATAAAATAAGTCTCTCCACCTGTGTTTAAGATAAAATCTGGAGACTTCTGGCTTCCTAGTGGCTGAGAGTAAAAACTATTTTCAGCCATCTCTACTTCCCCTATGAAAAGGTCATTAAAGTAGCAAGTTTTATTCTTCCAACCTTTACTAGCTGTATCAATATTAGCCTCAGCAAACCCTAGCCCCAAGAATATATCCTGTACACTGTTTTCAGCAACTTTTCCTGTACCATTATACTCCAGCTTTTCTATATCATTAATCCACACGATTTTTGGTTCCTTTAATTCTTAATTTGAAATCATATTATACAAAATTTTGTATGAAATGTCAAGAATTATTTTTACTTCTCCTGTATCATACATGGTTCATAAGGGCGTTATATGAACCACAAAAAACCCACAACAAAGTGGGTTAGTAATATCTAGTTCCAATACACATGTTTCTCGTATTCCTCTCTTAGAAATTCTTTGTTGAAGGCAATATACTCTACCTTTCTCAACAAAGGTTCACCTACTGAATCCCTTTCAACACAATTCTCTAGCCACATATCTAAACAGAACTTATCGAACGTCATGTACAATCTTCTCCCTAATCATCTCGATTGACCAATCTTCTAAGTATGTATCCTTAATCTCTTCCAGGATTTCTTCATCAGTTACTTCTTTATAACCAATGATTAGGTCACCTAGATGCTTCTGAGTAAGCTCCTCTACATCCTCACAAGTGACGGGGTATTGACACCCCTTAGGCTCATGCTCATCTGGTTGAGAGACAAGGTAAGTGTGGTAGAAAGTGGAAACAGTCTCTATTCTATATGTTTTCATACAAATTGCTCCAAGTTGGGTTCTACATAACCTTCACCTTTCAGAATCTTACCGTCTTCGCGGTAAAGGGGCTTACCCTCTGGACCTAGCTTAGTCATATTACTACAGTGAACCTCTAGGAAACAAGCGTTTAGATCAATACCAAAGGCATGACCAGCCCCGTACACCACATATAATATGTCAGTAAGTGCGTCAGCAATCTCCAACAAGCTGTTTCTATCAATTCCATCTCCTAACTCCTCAACCTCTTCCTCAATCAAGTCCAATCTTAGTGCTGCTAACTCTGAGTCAGGGAGCTGCGGGGTCGTTAAAACCTCTTGCCCAAAGACTCTCATAAACTGCCCTACCATGTCAAAATTGTTCATCTTCTAGCTCCAAATACCAAAACCGTAACACAATACACTCCATAGTAGGCCAACTACGCAACCTGCTACAAACCATAACCATCTTTCTTCTATATACATTTCTTTCTCCTAATCGTCAAATAAACTGTCGTGTACTATGCCAATGCTTTCATGTTCCATGAAGACAAAGCCCGATGCTGTCATAAATTGCTGAAAAGCCTCAAACATATCAGCCCTAGAAACCTCTACCATTATGGTTGTTTCATGTTGAATTGGGTCTAGCATATCCGCATTGGGATAGCTGATAAATTTATATGATGGTGTCATAATACTCTCCAGTCTTCTCTGTACATTTTAATACCATCTTTCCAACCATAACATTCCACGATACCTTTCTGTAGTTTGTTATGTCGAAACACGGTTAGTTCTTTTGTGACTCCATCTTTGATATATGTATACATTTTCTTCTTAGGAGTAGTATATGAGTGGCATCTTTTATCATCAATACCAATAACTCTCATAACCTCCTTCCAACGAATACCGTGTCCTCTGCCTTCTATACCAAACAGTTCCATAGCTATAATGTGTGCTGCTTCATGTCCAGGAGTCCTAGAAATGAAAGCCTTGCCTTCAGACGCTAGAAGACTAGCAGATAGACGAATCTCCTTACATTTTCTAGTAAAGAAGGCACGTCCTGCTGTATGTGTCATACGCGTAGAAAATGTAACAGGAACTCTATCAATGGAACGACCATAGTGAGTCTCTGCTGCTACAAACGCTTTCTCTATCTCTGCTAAACATAATCGCTTCATTTTGCTTTTTCTCCAATTTCTAAGAAGCTATTATACTAAAGTCTAGGTTAATTGTCAAGAACTATTTAGTTGGCGACTCTAAGGAGATTCGAACTCCTAACCGGCGGATAGACAATCCGCAGCACTACCAATTGTGCTATAGAGTCTTAATACTTTGTTGGTCAGGGGTCTGCGAATCGAACGCAGATCACGGGGGTCACAACCCCATAGTTTAACCAATTAACCTAACCCCTACTAATCCCATAAGCTTTCATAGTACTTTCCAAATAGACGGAAGCCGTTAGTGATTCTTGCTTGGTAAGCTTTACGACCCTCCCAATCTATTTGGAAAGTGTCATTCGGTCCTTTCTTCATCTCACTGTAGCCACTTGGTAGCTCCTCCCATGTTGTGTCATGTACTCCAGAAAAGAACTGCTGCTCCCATTCTTCCAACTTACTCTGATGTGCGAACAACATTTCGCCCAGTATCCAATCCCATGCGTCAAAGTGGAATTCATCAACATCTCCACTAGCCTTATCTACTACAGTACCAAGTAGATGCTCTGGTCGGTCTGCTTCGTCTACAATAGGCGCACCATGTGTGCTGTCTCGAAGTTGTTCCAGCATCGGCACAACGATGTGTGCAAGTGTCCAGTCCATAGACCAAGTGTCCCACTTATCAATGTGAACGCTCACCCTTTCCTTAGGCGACCAGCCAAACACATTGTATAACCAGTTGTGGTAGAACCTATGGGTGGGGTAGTTACCAATTTTAACTTTCACCGTAAATCTCCCTGAATTCTAGTTCATTTATCATTGCTTCTTTAAACTGTGGGTATATATTGCGTTGAGTCTCTATTATAGATTGTATGTGTTCAGTGTCCATATTTTTCAATTTGACATAAGATAAAGGTTGGTCACCCTTTTTTCCATAAGTGCCCCAAGTCAACGCATCACGAACATCATTATGAGGGTCATCTGTAGTAACCGTTAGGAACTCCTCATCACCCCAAGCACTAGCTCGAACATATTCAATACCACCGTCAAGCATGTACTCTTTTCCATTCTTATCCATATGAGTAACATAGTCGTGTCTGTCTTTAGAAGACAGGATAGTACCGTCTGGCGTTCTCATTTCACTCTTAATAATTCTCATTTTTAAACCACTCTATTGTATGTTTAGTTTCTTTCTCGAAGCCTTCTAGTAATTCTTTATATGTTAGTAGCTCTTTACTAGAAAAGTCCCATAAGTAGTCACTGAGGATGTTCCAGCTTTTCTGTGTCATAATACCCACACCATATTCGTGTTGACCACACCAATAGCCGTCATCCTCATCTAAGCCGCGAATATCAATCCGCCCTGCGGCATAGTTTACAGATGGTTGTCGTGAGATATAACTCTGCCCCTCTTTTTCGGGGATTAATTCACTGTAGGTATGCTCAGTCTCTACCATTGGTACGTTATTATCTTCGTACCAACGTGTTGAGACCGGCCCCATCCAATTGGTGGCGTACGTAATCATCTCTTTTCTCCAATTTCTAAGAAGATATTATACTAAAAAACGGGTACATTGTCAAGAATTATTTTATAGTGCTAACACAAATATTGTTGCTCCGCTAAGAGCTAATACGACTATAATAAAAGCCGTTATAATAATAGCAGCTATCTCATTGCGTACCATATTATCCTAACCACTCATCAAATGTTTTTATATATTCACCCGAACCTTTCAAGCAAGCCACATATATGTCATACCTATCTCTTAATGTATCGCTCATCCTAGTATCCCCCAACCTATTATATTCATTATAATAAAAGCCGTTATAATAAGCTTCTTATTTTTAGTAAAAGTACTACACACCATTTTTAACTTCCCATATGTTCTAAGTTTCATTTAACAGCTCCACGGAAACGCATCTTGATACCACCCCTTGAAATCGGTGTGGTCTTCTCCATAATGAAATACGAATGTATCTTGGTATACCCCTGTATAATTCTCTATACCCCACTCCTGTTTGAAGCAGTTTAGTTTACACCAACCCTTACATTCCCTTCTTACATCTGTATGTGTTTTAACCTCAAAATAGAAGCTATCCATTAACCATTTTCGTTTGTAATCACTAATCTCTTGAGGTGTCATGCTTCCTCCCAAAAGATATCTGCTAGTATAGATTCATATGCGTAAGCCTCAACTTCCCAGGGCTGGTCTTCATATTCAATATCTACACAGTTGACCGACTTGCCGTTATTTCTCCAGACATAGTTCAGCATGTTAATCTGTCCTTGAGAAAATTGTCGAGCATGAGTAAGCTCGTGAGCCATAGTACTAGCAATCTCAAAAGGCTGATAAGCGTATTCTTCTCCACACTCATAAACACCGTGAGTTGCTATCTCTATAGTAGAGATAGACCTGCCTCCATTACAAAAGCCTGAGTGAGTTCCGTCTTCGTAATCCTCTCCATCAACAAACTTGCGTAGGTTAACTTCAATGTCATACTTAGCGTCAGACTCAAATAAAGCCTTAATACAGCTCTCAATAAACTCTTGATACTGCTCGCCTCCTTCACCAGTAATCCAAAGTCTCATCATCTCAATAATTCCTCTAATATTTAATTTATGAAACTATTATACGCCCTGCTGAGCGCATTGTCAAGAACTAAAAGAGCCTATCCGGCCTTGCGGTGTCCTGACGCTTTCTTTCTCTTGCCCTAGCAGCGGCTAACTTACGCTGCTTCTTAGTTGTCTTTTTCTCATGGTATTGCTTTTCTTTGTAGTCGAATAGTATGTTGCTTTCAGACACTTTCTTACGAAATAGTCTTAATGCGTTATCTACTCTCCCGTTTCTAACTGTTATTCTCATTGGTCGCCCTTATAAAAATGTATCATCAGAAGCACTACGAATCCGAATAATACGCTTATCTCTAGTGGTGATAGTATAATCATTTGAATCTATATCCCCTCTTTCTTAGATAGGATACCTGACTACGAATAGCCTGTGAAGACCTATCAGGAAGCATCTCTACCATAGTATCTATATCAGTATTAAAATAGTGTAGAGCTAGCAACTTGCGTTCCTTATCACTCCACGGCTTATTCTTTTTATATATTTTCATGAGAATATTATACTTAAAAGTGGGTTGATTGTCAAGAAATATATTAGCAACTCACTAAAATTATTCTTGACAGTTTACTGAATTTCATGTATAATCCCCTATATTGAGTCAGAAAATTATTTGTAGAAAAACGTATTTAAGTCTTGACTCATTACTTAATTCTGTGTATAATATATTTTCAGAAGTCGAGAAACAAGAATTTTTAGTTGCGGAATAGCGCAGTCAGGTAGCGTGCTAGGCTCATAACCTAGAGGTCACTGGTTCAAATCCAGTTTCCGCAACTAAGAATTTTTAAACTGGAGACTAACTCCAAAAGATGGGGAACCTTATGATAGAATTTGCTATATTTGTCTTCTGTACTATAGGAGCAGGCTTATCGTGCCATGCTCTAGGGAAGCAAGAAGGTATAGAACTGACAGTAGAACATCTTGTAGATATAGGATTGCTACAGCTTAAAGAAGAAGAATAAACAACTTAATTAGGAGAAGTAAAGTGCCAACCAAGTTTAAACCAACAGTAAAAGTATTAGTAGACCGTCAATCTAAAAAGTACAGGGTTGTCAATTACTACCTTCGGTCTACACCTACTAAAGAGATTCAAGAGGCTTTAGGTAGTACTAATGTGAAGCCAAAAGACAGGCAGAAGTGGGGCAATGAGCTGGTACGCAGAGGTGTGCTATGAAAGTAAAGATTTGGTCTATGGATAACTGTAGTTTTTGTGAGCAGGCTATCGCAGCCTGTGAGGAAATACCTATATCAAGAGATTTCCAGTATGAAATAGTCAAACTATATAAGGACTTCGAGCCTGAAGACTTTAGCGGCCACTTCCCCTATGCTAAGACAGTGCCACAGATAGTTGTGGATGGAAAGCATGTGGGAGGATGGGACGCTTTTAAACCAATAATTAAACAGTACAAAAGATATTTTTATGGTAGTATGCCCTAGAAACTAGGCTAAGGAAGTAAAGGAGAAAAAGAAGTGAGGAAACGAGAGAAGGTCGCATGTTATTTCTGCGACACAATAACAACTATTAGTTGCTTGGCACTGCCGTTTATACTGGTATATGTAAGAACGCTGTAATGAAAAAGCCAATGAAAAATAGAAACCCCGTAGCTAAGTACTGTCGTAAGTACAACAAGGCTATAGTTATGGCTGACCGTAAAAAGGCTCGCAAAGCTGGATACAAAAAGCATAGGGACTTCACTTATGAATAGAGAACGAGTACAAAAACAATTAGCAATTGATGAAGGAGTAGTGAACAAAGTATACCTAGACCATCTAGGTTATCCCACCTTTGGTATCGGACATTTAATACTAGAGAGAGATGACGAGGAAGGGGTTGAGGTAGGCACTCCTGTATCAGAAGCCAGAGTAACAGAGGCTTTCCAAGCGGATTTAGATATTGCTATTAGTGAGTGTAAAGTACTCTATGAAAGATGGCATAGCTTTCCTGAAGAAGTCCAAGAGATATTAGTCAACATGATGTTTAATCTTGGACGACCTCGTTTAGCTAAGTTTAGGAGATTCAAAGCAGCCGTGGATTCTCACAGCTGGGAGCTTGCCGGTCTTGAAGGGAGAGACTCTCTTTGGTATCGCCAGGTGGGCAATCGTGCTGAACGATTGATGGGAAGAATGGAACATGTTTACTGCAATAGTAAGTAGTTTAATAGGGCCGGTTACCGGACTATTGGATAAGTTCGTAGAAGATAAAGACGAAAAGAATAAACTAGCGCATGAAATTGCCACTATGGCGGAAAACCATGCTCAAGAGCTGGCTAAGGGACAGTTGGAAGTCAATAAAGCTGAAGCAGCTCATAAGAATATGTTTGTAGCAGGATGGAGACCCTTTATAGGATGGGTATGTGGTATAGGCTTTCTGTCTAACTTCATAATAATTCCAATGAGTAATTTTGGTTTAGCACTAGCGGAATATGCGATTGTTATTCCAATGATTGATAACACTCAGATGATGCCCGTACTTATGGGTATGCTAGGTCTGGGTACTATGCGTACTGTAGAGAAGATTCAGAAGGTAGCACGAGAACGCTAAACAGTTCTAATATAAAAGGAAATAAGTATGACTAATAATCAACAATCCTGTATCGAACGCGCAAAGCGATACAACAAATGTTCAATGAATACTAAACCAATTAGGCAACTATACATTGAATTCTGTACAGATGGATATATAGGAGCCGAGGAGTTTATATCACTTGTTACTGGAAAACCTGTAGTTCTTCGCTTTCATAAACCAGATGAAAAGCCTATAAGGGAATTTATCTCATACTTCGAGAAATGGGTACTAGGTAAAAACCGTACAGAGGAAGAGTGGCGTATCAAACGCTTAGAGCTAGAACGCAGGTTTCCACTATGAGTAACCCACTAGACAAACAAGAAGGAGGCTCTCACTATAACCTACCTATTCAGCCATTAGAATATATTCACGCTAATAGACTAGGTTATATCGAAGGTAATATCATTAAGTACGCTACTAGACATCGTGATAAGAACGGTGCGGAAGACATTAAAAAAATTATACATTATTGTGAGCTATTATTGGAGTTAGAGTATGCGGAAAGTAAAGAAGAAAGTGGGGGAGAACCTATCGCCTCAGAACATAGAGAAAGTAAAGACCTTGTTGAAGTTAAGCACTTCGGACCTAGATGGCTCTTCTGGTAAAGCAATAACTAAGAAAGAAGCCTGTGATATACTAAATATA